CCACCCGGATCAAGCGCGCAAGGAAACGCGGGCACCCTCCGCGCCAGTGCAGACCGAGGTTAAGCGCAAGCCCGGCCGTCCGCCGAAGGCTAAGAGCGAATGACCACCGCGCGCGACCTTATTGAAGGCGCCCTGCGTCTGCTGACCGTGAAGGCGGCGGGGGAAACCCTGCCGGCGGATCAGGCGGCGGACGGGTTGCAGGTGCTCAACGATATGCTTGGTTCGTGGAACAACGAACCGGCCATGCTGTATTTTGAGAAAGACGACAGCCTGACCCTGACCGGGCAGCAGACCTACACGATCGGCCCCGGCGGCGACATTGACACCACGCGCCCGCTGCGTATCACGGATGCGTTCGTGCGCAATCAAGGCATTGACTACCCGGTCAACGTCGTGGGCGACAACTGGTACGCGGACGTGGCGTACAAGGCTACGAGCGGGCGCCCGGAGTACCTGCAATACGACGCAGACTATCCGCTGGGTACGATCAAGCTCTGGCCGGTCGGTGACAGCAGCTATACGCTGTATGTCACGTCGCACAAGCAGTTGCCCGATTTTACCAACCTGTCGGACACGGTGAACCTTCCGGCGGGGTACGAGCGGGCCATTCGATACAACCTGGCGATTGAGCTTGCGCCGGAGTACGGGCGCGAGCCGACCAACGCTATCGCGCAGCGGGCGAATGAGGCGAAGCGCAACATTAAGCGCATGAACACCCGCCCGCCGCGTATGCCGGCAGACACGGCGCTGCGCGTGCCGCGCGGGCGAGACTATTCCATCTATTCGGACCAGTAGCCATGCAGAACGCGCTTAGAGGGTTGCGGGACACGCTGCCGAAGTCGGGACAGTACAACACGCTCGGCAGCCTGATGCGCCAATACGGCACGGGCGGCGGTGCAATCGGGCCGGTGCAGGCCGCATCCGTCGGAACTAACCGTCTGGCCTCGATGGGCGCACGTGTCGGCTCGCAGCCGCAGAACCGGGGCGGCGAAAGCGGTGTGGTCGGGTCGTTCGATCCGCAGGCCGTCAACACCGAACAGGAAACGCAGCTTGCCGATGTGCAGGGGCTCGGCAATGTTTCCATGCGGGACGTCGCGTTCGGCATGATGCCGGACAAGATGAGCGGGCTTTCCAGCTCTGCGTTGAGCGGGCTGCAAGAGGTCGTTGGGCCGCACGCTGTCACCGGCATGTATGGAAGCCCCTCGCTTGGTCAGATCGGCTCACAGCAGGCGCAGAGCGCGATGGCGACGGCGGGCGCGCGTAACAGCATGGCGGCCGGTCAGATCAGCCCGCAGGCCGCGTTTGGCGGCATGCCGGCGCCGGTTAACCCGGGCTTTATGTCGGGGCAGCAGATGAGCTTCGCCGAAGAAGCCGACAGCATGTTCGCCGATGCCATGAGCGGCGTTGCGTCCGGTCGTGACGGCGGTGGCCGCCCCGGTGGTCCCAACGCTAGCAGTCGGTCTGAGAGCGGCGCGGCGCGGCAGTCCGTGGGTTCGCGCGGCGGCGGCGGAGCTGGCCCCGGCGGTCGCGGCACTAACGGCGGCATGGGCGGCGGCGTCGGTGACGTGGGCGCCGGCAATCCCGGCGGGACGGGCGTGCTGTAATGGCTAGGGTCCGCCCGCCAACACCCCGCTTCCAGGTTGGGCAGACGGAAAGGGGGGATCTTGTTTTTCCGTCCACCGAGCTGATCCAGACGCTGGAAGAAATCATTCAGCGCATCGGTGGGTTGGGTGATGTGACGTTGCTTGGCAGCCTGTCCGCCGGCAGCAGCACGGATAACGCGGTTGCGAGGTATAATGGCTCTGCCGGCGACCGTCTCCAGACTAGCTTAGTGACGGTAAGCGACACTGGCGACGTTTCGGTGCCAAGTGGGGCAACTGTTGATGGCCGTGACGTGTCGGTTGACGGGTCCAAGCTGGACGGTATTGAAAACGGCGCGACGGCGGACCAAACGGCTTCCGAGATCAAGACGCTGTACGAAAGCAACAGCGACACCAACGCATTCACGGACAGCGAAGAAAGCAAGCTGGCTGGCATCGAAGCCGGCGCTGAGGTTAACGACGTTGAAAGCGTGTTTGGCCGCACCGGGAACGTCACGGCTCAAGCCGGAGACTACACGACAGATCAGGTTGCTGAGGCGTCCAACCTTTACTACACAGATGAGCGCGTTGATGACCGTGTGGCGGCCCTGATCGTTGGCGGCACCAACGTCACGACAAGCTATGATGACGGCGCCGGCACGCTGACACTTGATGCAAGTGTGCCCGTAGATAGCGTGTTTGGCCGCACCGGGGCTGTAACGGCGCAGTCTGGTGATTACAACACTGATCTCGTAACGGAAGCCGGCAACCTGTATTTCAGCGATGCGCGGGCAAGAACCGCAGTCGGCAGCATCTATTCCGAATATTTGGGGACCGTGGGTGATGACAGTACGGTTTCTGTCACGCCGCCGTACACAGGCGGTTTCATGTTGGTCACGACCAGTGCTGGCGCGGACTTTCCGCAATCCGCAGATAGTATAATGGTTTACTATGATACTGGGAGCAGCCTTGGAATGACCGATTGCGGGTTATCCGGTGTTGGCACGAGCGTTGACACGACAACTGGCGACTTGACGGGCACCACTGGAACTGATGGCAACATAACGGTTTCGGCTAAATCCGGTTCAATTGAAATTGAAAATCGTGCCGGTGCTGACCGTGATTTCCGAGTGACGTTTCTTTAATGCCCCGCCAACGCACCGTATTTGCAGTTCAGTCGTCCGCCGGGCGGTCCACGCCGTGGACGGACCAGCGGCTCATCAACCTGTATGCCGAACAGGGCACTCCCGACGCCAAGAGCAAGGCGATTGTCTACGGGACGCCGGGGCACAAGGTGTTCGCGACCTTCCCGAGCGGCAAGGTGCGTGGCGCTGCGGTGAAGGGCGAAACGGTTTTCGTTGTGTGCGGGCAGACGGTCTACACCGTGGACAATGTTGGCAACACGACGGCCTTGACCGGCAGCGTGCCCGGCCTTGATTTCGTCAAGCTGGAGGCGGGCCGGGATAACGTGGTGATCCTCCGGGACAACGGCAAGGCGTACAACTACGACGGCACAGACGTTTCGGAGATCACGGACAGCGACCTGCCGAGCGTTGGCGATATTACCTATCAGGACGGCTATCTGGTTTACTCCGAAAGAAGCGCAGACCGGTGGTATGTTTCCAACCTGTTCGATCCCGAGACGGTGGAGGCGCTGGATTTCGCCACGGCGGAGAGCGCGGGGGACCAGATTGTCGGGCTGATCTCCGATCGGCAAGAGCTGTTCCTGTTCGGCGCGCGGACGATGGAAGTCTGGTATAACGCGGGGTCCGACTTCCCGTTTGCCCGCCGGCAGGTCATCAATCGCGGGTGCCTCGCGCGTGACAGCATCGTGGACTTTGACAACTCCATCATCTGGCTTGGAGATGATGGGATTGTCTACCGCGCGGCAGGCTACAGCCCGCAGCGGATTAGCACGCACGCGGTTGAATACGCCATCGGCCAGGATGCCGCCCCGGAGAGCGCGCGGGCGTTTGAGTACACTCAGGAGGGTCACAAGTTTTACTGCTTGCAGTTGAGCGACGAGACGTGGGTATACGACGCGGCGACGGGGCTCTGGCACGAGCGGCAGAGCTACCAGGACAAGCCATGGCGGATTGATGGCACGGTTGAGGCGTTCGGCAAGGTGATCGCCTTCGCTGGTGACACCGGCAAGCTCTATGAGCTTGATCTGGGCACCTACACCGAGGATGGCGAGACGATCCGCCGGATGGCGCAGACCCCGCCCATTCATGCTGACCGGCGGCGTGCGTTCATGCCGCGTTTTGAGGCGGAAATGGAAGTGGGCGTCGGCTTAAACAGCGGACAGGGCAGCGACCCCCAAGCCATGCTTCGCTGGTCGGATGACGGCGGCAAGACGTTCTCCAATCAGCTTTGGCGCGACATGGGCGAGATAGGTGAATACCGGCAGCGTGTGGTTT